CGAAAAATGGGTGAAGCTTTTGATGAAAAACTAGCACCTATTAGAAACCAAGTATCAACAACAGTAGAAAACTACAACAAGCAATTCCAAGCTACCAACTTAGAGATAAGTAAGAATAGAGTTGAAGCTACTAAGCAAATTCAAGTTTTATCGGATAGAGTTAGTAGTATGCAGGATATTTCTAGTAATTCAACAGTAGTTGAGTTAAAAAAATTAGTGAATGAAGCTAAAGAAACTGGGAAAAGTATAAATCAGAAAGTAACCGAGTTAGAGGGTAACGTAACAAGGGAATTTACTTCAGTCAAAACTAAAAATGAAAATGATTTAAACGTGGTTAAAGCTGAATTTTCTAAGGGTATCGATGGTTTAACTAGAAAAATTAGTTCTCTTGAAGAATACAAGAATCAAGATAGTACACGAACTGAAAGCCTAAAACAATGGGTACAACGTGATACAGCTAGTCAATTAAGCCGTGAACGAACTGAAATTACTAGAATAGTTGATGCTAAAGGTTATGTTAAAAACACAGAGTTTTCTAATAAGTTCAATGAAAGTGCTAGAGGTATTACCAACCAACTATCAGCGTTAGAGAACTACAAAAATCAAGACGGAGCAAGAACAGCTAACTTGCAAATTTGGGTACAAAATAACACAGCTAATCAACTGAATGCTGAAAGAAGAAATATCGAAAAGTGGGTTAACGATAAAGGTTATGCGACTACTTCTGTTGTTGAGAACAAGGTGCAGGAAACAGCTAATAGTTTTAGCCGTGAAATCAGTAATGTTAGAAATAGTATTCCAACTAGTGTAGGTGGTAGAAACTATATTATTGGTAGTAAAAACTTAAACAATAAAGGATTTTATAGTTGGAATAAATGGGATAAATCAGTAGAAGGAGATACTCTAATTTTAACCAAAATTGGAGGTAGTGATACTTATGGTTTTTACTTTAATTTAACAGATTTAGTTAAAACTCAATTCCAAAATGAGACGTTAACATGGTCAATCGATATTAAAGCTAGTAGAAATGTGACGTTAAGAAATGTTGGTTTTGAAACTAATGGTTTAAAACAGGTAACTATAACAACTGAGTGGCAACGAATATCTCATACCTTTATTAACAAGTTTACTAATGTTTTTGCATTTGTATTTTACAACCCTACAGCTAATTTTAACAATGGAGATAAAATTTATATTCGTTTACCTAAACTTGAAATAGGTACTATTTCAACCGATTGGACACCAGCTCCAGAAGATAGTCAGCAAAGCATCAACGAGTTAAACTCATGGAAACAAACAGCCACACAAACATTGAATACTGTTAGTAGTGGATTGAATGATGCAGTTAAACATTCTCAACTTAGAATAGGTGCTGATGGAATTGATTTTGGTTCAAACAAAGTTTTTAACGGAAGAAACCTAGCGAGTATTCTATCAGTTAGTCCAGAAAGTATTAAAGCGATAACTGATAGACTGATAATCTCACCAGCTAATGAGAATTTAGTATTACCAGAATTTAGAGAATCGGTAATTTCTAATAGTAGGGATAAATGGATAACCCCATTAATCACTGATGATAAATTACAAAACGGAGATCAATTTATCATTGAAGGGGTAGGTTCATGGTATGGTAGGTTAACACAATCTCTTAACTTTACGATTGAAATACAATATAAAACAGGTAGCTACACATGGAAATTCCCAGTTATAGTAGGAAGTAATGAGTATTCAACTAGTGATACTTTAAAATGCACACTTACAGTAACTGGATTAACAGGAGAAGTTAAAAGTTATAAATTGGGATTGTTGCAAAATGGAACAAGTAATTTCACAAATATTACTTTTAAAAACGCTAAAATCTATAAGAAAAAATCAGCAGAATTAATTGTTGATGGTTCAATTGAGGGCCGACAAATTAAATCTGAAACATTAGAAACTGGACACCACAAGGCAGGGAGTATCACTTCAGAAATTATTGCTGCTAATGCAGTCAAAGCTAAGCATGTATTAATAGATGATGGTTTAATCAATAATTTAATAACGCATAATGCTTTCATCAACAAACTATGGGCACAACAGGCTTTCATTAACAAATTAAATGCAGTTAAAATTAAGTCTACTCAGATTGATACTGATACCTTAAATGGAGTTGTAATATCTGGTCAATCTAAAATTAAAATAGGTCAGTATGGTTTTTTACAACCTATTGAAAAAGGATTACAAATCAACGCACCTGAGAATTTTGGAAGTAGGAGAGGTATTGGACTTCAAATTGCTGGTGAAGGTGTAGGCCCGAAAGAAAGTGGAGTGCCACCAGGATTATTCATATATGAAGATCCTGATTTTACAAGAGGGAATACTATTCCAAGTGCAGTCAATAGAGTATTGTTAACAGTCGCAGGGATGGCTTGTTTTTCATCAAGAATATTAGGGTCTGTTGTTAAGGGGCAACCTATTCTTACAAATTTAGACTTTAGTTCTCCATTCTCAAATCATGCTCCTGTAAAATTCATAGGTTATAAAGAGGGTGGATTTATGCGATTCTTTAGCACTGACAACTCAAATTCTGATATTTGGAACATCAAAGTTGACCAGTGGGGGTCAGATAGAAAATTAAAAACTGATATTAAAGATTCAGAATTTAATGCTATTGAATTTGTAGACAAATTAAGATTTAAAGAACATGGTTGGAATAAGGATGAAGTTGGATATGATAAGCCTTATACAAAATGTGGATTGATTGCACAAGAATTGCAAGAACTTGATGAAAGTTTAGTTGTAAATTATGAAACTTATTTAGGGTTAGATGCACTAAGATTAATTAACATTGCACTTAAAGCAGTACAAGAATTATCGCAACAAAATAAAGAATTAAAAAACAAACTGGAGGAAATAACAAATGGATAACAAATTACAACCAATCGATTTAATCGCTCAAGAATTAAGCGAGAAAACAATGCAACTAGCGCATTATAAAGTTGCTTACAATGAGTTAACTAAAGAGTTAGAAGCAAAAGAAAAGGAATTAAAAGAGTTAAAACAACCAAAACAAGAGGAGGTAGAATAATATGGCATTAGAAATTTCAGTTAAACAACCTAATCCAACGGCAGGTGGATATAAGAGCGTAAACGTTTATTTTAATATGAACACAGGAGGTATTTATTTCAACGGTAACGTAGAATTACCAGGTAAATTTGCAACTGCTAACGATGCGGAAATCTTAGAAGAAATTAGGAAACAAATCGCAGTTCAAATGTACACTGGAGAAGCAACTCCAGCACTAGTTGCTGAATATGCTAATCTGAATAAGCAAGTAGGTATTCTTACTGGAAATAAAGAAGATGTTACAGAACGTGAGAAAGCATTAACTAAGTTTGCTAATAAGGTAAACAAGGGTAATGATAAGGTGATTATGGCACTACTACTGAATGTGTTAGATCCTAAGACTATCAACGCTAAGAAAGATGCAATCATTAATGCATTTGATGCTTATGAAGTGAATGTTGATTACTCTGTAGGAGATAAATTTAAGTACGAAAATAAACTATATGAAGTAATTGAAGACCACACAAGCGTTGTTGAGTGGGTACCAAGTGCTGAACCTACTAAGTATAAAGAAATCACTTTTGAACGTACTGAAAATAAAGAACAATTAGAGGATGATAACAATCGATACATCACTAAATTACAATTAGATGAAGCATTAACAAAAGTAGTCCAAACAATTATGGAACAATTATCACAAGAAGATGAAGGAGAAGAAAATCATGACAATCACGGAGAAAATAGCAACAATTTATCACACAGCGAGGGGGATAATTAAGATGAGATTTAGTGTAAAACACATGAAATTTAAAGAAAATGATTATTTAGTACAAACTCACAAGAGATTAGTAATTACAGAAGCTGAAACATTAGAGCAAGTACCTAACTTTGGAAACTTACGTGAAATGGTTAGGTTAGCAGTTGAGGAGTTCAAGAAAAAAGAAGCTGAATTAAAGGCAATTGAGGAAGCAGCAAAAGAAGTTGTTGCTCCTACACCAGTAAGTGAAGCACCGAAAGAGGTAGTCACTCCAACAGTAAGTGAAGTACCTAAAGAAACTACAGAAAGAAAAGATGAGCATGCAGAATAGCATGTTCTTCTTTACGAGGTAGTCTAAATGGCGAACTATATTTTGCAATTTATATTGCAGCTTTTTACAGTAGCTATTATTCCATTAGTTAAGATTTGGTTTGACAACAGTAACAAACAAATCACAAAACAATTTGAACAGTTAACTGGCGAAGTAAAAAGCATTCAAGATAAAGTCGATGAAGTAACTCAAATTGGACTTCAGAACAGAGATTCTAATAAAAGCATTATGTCGTATAGCTTACATAATGAATTTAGTGAGGCAATAGATCGAGGCTATACTACAAGTGAAGATTTGTCAGAATTAAGTGGGTTGTATAAAAGCTACGCAGAAATAGGTGGAAATGGTAAAATTGAAACCTTATTTAACCGATTTAAAACATTACCAATACATAAATATAAATAGGAGGACAAAATAAATGGAACAATTAGAATTTTTAAAGCCAGCATTAGTATTTTTAATAGTAACATTACTTGGGATGTTAGGTAAGTTTTTGAAAGAGTCAAAATTCTTTCCAAATGAAATGATACCAAACTTTCTAGGAGTGTTAGGAGGACTGATAGGAATTATCCTATTTAAAGATGCAACAGCGATAACACTTGGAGTGGGTGCTGTTGGTGTGCATCAAATTTACAAACAAACTGTAGGGAATAACTCTGAAATTGATAGTTCAGAGAAATAATGATATAATTTAAATATCAATCCCCCCGTTCCTTTTTAGGCAGTTACGACTGACACGGGGGTTCTTTTATTAGGCAAAGACTAGGTATAAACTTAGTCTTTTTTATATTAATTAAAACGGAGGATAAATAACATGACAGAAATTTATAGTGACTATTTTCAAAACGGAGTGTATTTTACACCGCCAAAAAACGATATACTAGGAGTTGTTATACATAATGACGGGGGTTCACTAAGTGCTAGCCAATATGATGGATTCTTAGTCGATAGAGTGAACAACGGTACTCTTGACCGAGGTTTCGCAGCATATTATGTAGATAGAAATGATGTGTATGTATTCCAACCTACTAACCATCAAGAATGGCACACAGCTAACTGGTATGGTAATGCTAATTTTGTAGGTTTTGAAATTTGTCAATCTATGTCTGCTACTAAAGAGGAATTTATAGCTAATGAAGACGTAGGATTATTATTAGCTGGACAATTCTTGCAAAGCTATGGCTTGCCTATCAACGAAGACACAGTTAAATTACACCATGAATTTAGCTCGACATCATGCCCTCATAGAAGTATGGAACTTCACGGAAATGGTGGAGCATATAATGGAGCAGGTACTGAAGCTTGTCGACAATATTTCATCAATAGAATTAAGCAACTATTAGCTGGAGACGTAACTGAATCGCCAGTTGTTGAGAAAAGCATTTTAGATGAAGATGTGGAACTTGCTAAACGTGATGAACCATATTACGAAGCAACAGTAAGCATTGATTATATTTTAGAAAGCCAACCAACAGAAGCTAGCGAGGATAAGGAATTCGTCCCAGCCGGAACACGTGTTCGTGTTTATGAAAAAAAAGGCGGTTGGTCTAGAGTGAACTATAAAGACAGCGATCAATGGATTGAAGATAAGTATTTAACAGAAGTCGAAGTATTTTAA